TGCCTTGAACGTGACGCAAGCTGTGATGTTACAGTTGGCGCTGTTGCACCTTTGGTTGTGACGTAAGGCGTTACACTACGAATAAGAGAGTGCCGCATATTGGCTGGTTCAAACTCAGTTGTTTCCAAAGTTGCCTCGAGTGGCGCACCAGTGATTGTGTGTATCTTTTTGTCCTTGCCAGCAGAAAGTTGAAAAAACCCACCAGAGTAAAATCGGCTGTCTAGTGAAGTTGTTAAACCTTCTAACGTACTACTTATGTTATCCAAAGCCTCAAGAGAGAACGTCGGCGTTAGAGAGGATGATAATAACTCGTGATCTAACTCAACTAATGCCCACTTCTGAACAGCGTAGTTATACACCAATAAACGATCTGGATTACCAATACCGTTTACTGAAGGATAGCCCCACATAACAACTTGGTTTTCAGGGTCTATCGTGCAGCTTATTCTGTCGGTATTGGAAAAGTCTAAATCGTCAAAGAAAAACTGATCTACTTTCTCAGCGCCAATCGGTATGCTGCGTTGACCGTTAAACATAAAGAAACCATCATCAGCGAGATAAAATACTTGTGTCGGCCCTAGTGATGCGACGCTGTTTGGATAGTTACATCCGTGATTTGTCTCCACTTTCTCAAAAGTAAATATTAACGGAGAACCAACGTACTGCATCCGAGCAATCGCTTGCTCCATAAGAACAACGCCAAACTCACCGCCAACTAGTCCAGTTACTTGACCAGCATCAGGTATGTCCTGAAAGTCAGCTTGGTTTGTGCCAATCGTCCAACTTGTAGCATCGTTAATTGCAGACCAACGCACACGAGATCGGTGCGTGGCTCCACCATATGATACGTTTCCTGTGACCACAAAATCACGAACAACAGCTAATTCTCGCGCTGCTGGCGCACCACTTATTGCAGAAAATGCTGAATCTGAATTAACCGTAAAGCCTTGCAAAGAATCTGTATCGTTGCCAGCCGCAATTACCTCATCGCCAAACCTTACAAACTTCCAGTAAGTATCTCCTGTCATGGTGTAGCCAGAGTTTATGCTATCCAACGCAAATGTAGTTGTGTTTAGCCTATACAAATCATCGTCATCACCAGCAAAAGTAAGCACTGTGCCGTCTGTTGCTTTGGTCGCGTAAATGCCACGCAGTCTTTCCGTAGCCGCACCAGATAACTCTGTTAGACTTGCAAAAGGTCTATAACCACGCGCCGCTGGTAATACATTCTTTGCGACTGTTACGCCGGGGTTTTGCAGATCAGATTGATCTGGTAGCCATTCGCCAAAAGGTATCATTGTGTTAACCAAACTCCTGTTGCGGATGCTGGTATTTGATCCACAAATGGTACTGTTGTTGATGGAACGGTATCCGTCCAAACTTCACTGCCAGGTGCAGTATCAATCCAATCTTCGCCTAATATTTTGCCTGTTAATGTGCCTGTTATTGCGATACTTGGCACAGCAGACATGACTGCTGTATAAGTCGCATCACTTGTTGCCGTGACCGCTAGATCAGCAGTAGAAGCAACACTAAATACAACCGTAGGCGCTAACGTAGCTGTAACCGCTATGCTTTCGCTTGCACTTGCATTTTGTATAGTAATGGCTGTGGCAGTTGCCGTCGCAGCAACCGATACACTTGCGTCCATACGCACGATAAACTGTGCAATCGCAGCAACCGAAGCTGCACCTGTTACACTTGCAGAAGCAGACTGCACATGAATACTAGCAGCCGTAGCCGTTGCAGCTATGCTTGCTGTGCCAGCTACACCTTGAACGTGAACAGTAGATGCAGTTGCAGATGCACTTATTGTAGCCGCACCAGACGTTTCAAATAGTCTTAGATTGTCTAAATCCTCAAGCGTACCAAATACGTCGAGGGAGTCCATAGAACCCCATAAGTCTAGCTGTTCTAGCGTGGGGCCAATAATGTCAGCCATAAGTTTATGCCGCCGTTACGTCTAAGTCTCCAGCCGCAATGCGTAATATATCGCCAGAAGCTATCGTTTTGGCAGAACTAAATGCACCGTGGATTAACAGGTTGCCAGATGATGACGCATCAAAAATACCAAAATGCGAAACCGATCCCCACGATCCAGTTGCCGCTGGAAACTCTATCGCACCAGAGTTTGACGTTGTACCACCTGAAGCTGCGCTAAACGCTGCAACTTTTCTTGTGTAACCACTGCCCGAAAGCTCTGTGCCTGAGTTATCATCGCCGAAAGAACCAGTAGACAAACCCACATAGACATTGCTTGGCATTGTGTATGCACCAGTACCAAGAATGTGATCTAGGATTTCTAATTCTAAGTAGTCGCTCATTGCACTCATAGTTTATACTCCTGAGTAATCTGTT